ATTAAAGGTGTCCTAATGAGGCAACCGATTGAAATGTACGAGGCGGATCAGGCATTAAAAAATGAGGAAATGGATAAAACCGATAAACAAATAATGGGCGATAAGTTTCAAATAGGCGGTGCCCTACAGGGCAGAACCTATAAGCCCACTTAAACTATTTAAGGAGATTGAAAAATGGCTAATCCTACAGGTGCTTTTGGGTTAAGACCTATAAGGCATTGGAATGGTGCGCCTTGGAATGGTAGAACAGTTCCCTGTCTCATGGAAGATTCATACGCGACTGCAGCTTTTATAGGTGATCCTGTATTAGTTACCGCTACTACCGCAGAACGTGACACGACCTTGAGATATCCGACTATCAACATATCGGATGCTGTTGATGAAGATATAATTCTTGGCGCAATTGTAAGTTTTGAACCATATCCCGACAATTTGCAATTAACATACAGGTTGGCGTCCACAACGAGGATCGCCAATGTTTGCATGGGTGCGGATGTGGTCTTTGAAATAAGAGGCGACGGCGGCGGAACCCCAGACAAAAACATCGTTTGGAATAACGCCTGCATGATTGCAACTGGCGCAGGAAGTACGGTAACAGGGCTTTCGGGCTGGCACTTAGACGAAGGCACAACCAATGCCCCGGCTGCAAATCAATCGTTTCCATTGTTAATTACCGGCATTTCAAGCAGGGAAGACAACGAAATCGCTGCGAATTGCCTATATGAAGTAATTTTAAACACCTCACTGAATATCGTTGGCGACCGCCTTGGTATTGTTGGGGCATAAAGGAGATTAAAAGATGGCTGTTATTTTTACTGGAAACCATCCCAAAGCTCTTTGGCCCGGCGTCAAGGCATGGTTTGGGGTTGGCTATGGCGAGCATCCTGAAGAGTATCGCGACCTGTTTGACATTGAAACATCAAGTCAGGCATGGGAAGAGGATGTTCAATTAAAAGGTTTTGGGTTGATGCCCATTAAGGCACAGGGCGCGCCTACGACCTACCAGGGACAAACGCAGGGATATATTTCAAGATATACACATGTTGCGTATTCCCTTGGATTCATTGTAACTTACGAGGAGCTAAAAGATAATCTATATGCCAAGGTTGCGGGTTCCCGCGCCAAGGCTCTTGGCTTCTCAAAACGTCAAACAAAAGAAAATATAGCGGCAAATGTGTATAACCGCTATGCCACAGCCGGGTATACTGGTGGTGACGGTGTTGTTTTACTGTCTGCAAGCCACCCGTCCGCCGCTGGCAATTGGAGCAATATTCTTGCTCCTGCTGCTGATATTTCGGAAACAGCTCTTGAGGATCTGTGTATTCAGGTCATGGGGGCTACCGATGACAATGGCATGAAAATTGCCTTACAGCCAATGAGTCTGCACGTACCGAGGCAAATCTGGTTTGAGGCAAATAGAGTTCTGAAAAGTACGCTTCAAAATGATACGGCGCTAAATGCGACAAACGTTTTGAGGTCAACAAACGCTATCCCAGGTGGAATAAAGGTCAATCATTACTTCAATGACCCGGACGCTTATTTTATTCGAACTAACTGTCCTGACGGTATGAAGTGCTATCAGAGAGACAGTTATGATTTGAAGAGGGATAATGATTTCGATACGGACAATGCCAAGGCAAAAACGTATGATCGTTATTCATTTGGATGGTCAGATCCACACGCTGTATATGGCAGCGCTGGTGCTTAACAATTAAAATGCTGGCGGGGAGTTTACTCGACTCCCCGCTGCTTCGAGAGAGGTGGCAATTATGAGTAGAAAGAATTTTCCGTATGGAGTACCGGTTTATCCGGCTCCCGCATATGCAAATCCATTTGGCGAGACGAGATACGTCGCTGCATCTGGTGGTGATGATGGTAATTACGGCAAGAACGCCTCAAGGCCATTGGCAACAATTGCAAAGGCTATTTCCCTGTCTGCTGCCGGCGATAACGTGATTTTAGGGCCGGGAACACATTCGGTTGATTGCTCTGTATCCCCGTTGGTTCCCTTGGCCGATATGCAGTTTATTGCGGCGATACCTCCGATGGGCGGTATGCCGAGTACGGTTATCACGGCGGATGCTGATGACACCGCTAATCTTGTAACTCTTGATGTTGATGGAACTGGTTGGCACGGTATAAAGTTTTTGTTAGTTGCCGGTGCACTTACTGCGGTCGATTTATTTGATGTTGCTCAGACGACCGCCGTGAACGGGTTGGTGTTTACGGATTGTTGGTTTGACCTAAATTCGGTTGATCATGCAACTGCAATTATGAGAGCTATCGCAGTTGACGATGCAACCAACGCCACAACCGGCATGGTCATAAGAAACTGTCGGTTCTTGGGCGGTGATGCAACTACAACAGAAGCGGAGTACATCGTTACTGGTGTGGGTGGTATCCCTGATGCGCTGATCGAAGATAACGTATTTTGCCTTGAGTCCATTGATGGTAATGCGGTTGGTATTCATATAGCCGATCCGGGAGCAACCGGTAAAAACTATGCGTTTGTTATTAGAAACAACGACTTTATTGGTGCAATTGATGGCGCTGCCGACTCGGTGGGCATAAAGATGGACGGGTTTACTGAGTTAGAAGTACTCGGTATGATCCGTACTAATTATTTTGCTTATTGCACTGCTGCAGCCGTAACGTTTGATATGATGCCCCAAGGTATTATTAATAACTACTATGGTGACAACGATACCGGTGGTACGCTTGTCGATCCTGGCACCTAACAACAGAACGTTCCTAAGAACGCTCAAAAATGAGCGCCCCTTAACCGGGGCGTTCTTAGGAGACTAAAATGGCTTTAAAAAGATTTACAAACGGTATAACTGATATTCCTTCAACCAATCCGATGGCCCAACTCCCCCGTTTGGATCCTAGAAACTGGGTGGTATATTGTGAGCATTTCATGGGGCCATTGTTTGATACTGCAACTGTAGCGAATACAACCGTAACGGCTCAAGGCTATACGGTAGTGGCTTCCGCCAATACCACCGTGTCGCTTACAACTGATGCTGCGGCTCCTGCTGGATGCTTTAAGGTTGTGACAACGGCAGCCGATAATGAGCACTGCCAGTTGACCACGACAAGTCCCGCTTGGATTATGACCGCTAACAAAAAGTTTCTAATGGAAGCGTATTTTGAGATTACGCATACTGCTGGAAACATAGCTCAAAATGAATTGTTCATTGGTTTGGCGTCCAACCAGGCGACCACGGATTTCTTTGCGGCAGATGGTTCAGCAAGAACTTTTGATGACGGTATCGGATGGTACAGTCCTGACGCTGATACTGATATCGATCTGATTTGTGGTGAAGCCGATGTATTTGATAATGTTACAGTGATTGCCACTTATGCAACCGCTACATGGTACAAGGTGAGTCTGTATTATGATGGGGCCGATATTTATACATGGGTAAATGGTACTCATACTGGGTATCTAACCCCTGCTCAGATTCCTATTTCCGTCACTGGACCGGCCATTTATTTTAAGTCCGGTGAAGCGGCAGTTCATCAACTTCTGGTTGATTATCTGCTTATCGCTCGGGAGGTGTAATATGCCCTTTGCTGCTACAAAAAGATATATTTATCCTCCGAACTGGGATGAAGTGTATGATGATAATCAGGTAGGCCATAAGCGGTATAAAGTCATTTTTACCGGTATTGCTGCGGCTGACGCACTCAACGAAACGAACGAAACTAAACTTGCGCTCGAAATGTTTAAAACGGTTGGCGGTATTCAACCTCCCAACAAGTTCAAGATTGATAAGATTGTATGTCTTTCAAATGTTGGGTTTACGCTCACAACGGTTCAGTTTGACAGGGCACCTGTTGAAATCCTGGCTGCATTTGGTGACTACACTACTGCCACGATTGATTTTACCGAAAGTGGTAAATACGGTGGTTATATAGATGAGGGTGAAGGTGGAACCGGGAACTTGACGATTACTACGACCGGTGGAACCGCATTGGACTCTTATACAATAATGGTTGAATTTAGGGTAGTGTAATGGCTTATATTCCGGGTAACAATTGGGTTATTTGCCCAAAAACTGGTTTTAAAGTCAGGGCTTCTGAATTAGCGCAAGAACCTACGAAAGACAATCCTGACACCGGAAATTGGGTATGGAAAGCTGCGCTCGATCCCGTACACCCGCAAGAATATGTCAAAGGCGTCGAGGATGATACTTCGGTGCCTTTGTCATATCCGGACAATACTCAAGTGGTTGGCGAAACAACTCTCGCCTATACGACAGCGGAAGGCAGCAGAATCGTTGTTATCCCAAAAGGAATAAGCGCCCAATATGATCCGGTAGGGGTTTTAATGGATGATGACATTGTTTTTTGGGATTTCGCATATGAGCATCATCCAGAAGCCGAGCCGATGTGGGACGTAAACGGAGTTTTGTTTTACGCAGCAGACGGCTTGTTTTTGGCGAAAAGCCTTTATTACGATACCATTATAATCAGCAGAGATATTTGGAAAGCGGCGGCCGCTGGAAATACGGTTTACCTCCCTGCCCAAAATAATGAGGAGTGGCAATGAGCACTTCAGGATCACACGACTACAATTTAACGGGAACTTTGATAATAAGAGAAGCGCTTGAGTTGATCGGTGCTGTTGGCGCAGGAGATGTTGTCAGCGCAGAAGATCAAAGCACATGCCTTAGAAGCCTGAACATGATGGTCAAGGCATGGCAAGCTGAAGGTATAGGACTTTGGAAAAATGTCGAAGGGTCTTTGTTTCCGTCTTATGGCGGATATTCTTATAGTATTGGACCGACAGGTGATCACTGTTCTGCAGATGGGTATAAAACCGAAATTGCCGTTGCCGCTTCTTCAGGTGATGGAACGATCACAGTTGACAGTGATGACAACATGACCGATGGGGATTATATCGGAATCGAGCTTGATGACGGTACAGTCCAATGGACTACGATTAACGGAGATCCTGCTGCTGACGTTGTTACACTAACTGCCGTACTCACAGATGATGTTGCAGTTGACAACCACGTTTACAATTACACTTCAAAAATTCAAAGGCCAATTGAGATTATAGAAGCAAGGAGCGTTAGTTCAACGGGTTATGATACTCCTCTTATAATTTCCTCAAGAGACGAATACATGAGGCTGCCAAAAAAAGATTCTTTAGGGCCTCCAAGCCAAATTTATTACAATCCGGTTCGTACAAATGGAAAGATGCATGTTTGGCCGGCCTGTAATAACGTAAAGGAATACATCAAATTTACAGCAAGGATTTTAATCGAGGATTTTGATACGGCCACAGATGATCCTGACTTCCCGCAAGAATGGCTTGTTGCGCTTTCTTGGAATTTATCGGTTATGATAGCACCAAAATTCGGGAAATCACTTGATAAGCTAACTACAACACTGGCCGGAATTTTTAAGCAAAACGCCAAAGACTTTGATCACGAAAATACTTCTGTTTATTTTGGGGCAATATAAATGGATTTTAACATAGTTGGTGGAAGCTACGAAACATTTTCAAAGAACTTAAACGCTCAAAGGTGTGTCAACTGGTTTGTCCATGTCGATCAGGAGGGAGGGGTTTCCCAGCTTTCGCTTCGTCCCACACCGGGGTTAAAAGAATGGGTGGATACTGGACATTTCGCAGAAGTCAGGGGGGTCCATACATTTAATGGTTTTTCGTATTTCGTGGTCGGAAACAGGGTATATCGAATTTCTCTTGAAAAGTCT